CTAATGTATAAATTTGATTTGTTTCTAATAAATTTTGGTTATGTTTGTGGTTCATATAAAACTTTAGAACAAGCCATAAAGATGGGTAAGAAAACTGGATTTCAGTTTTCAGTATATGATAGTTTTCCTAATAAATTAGTATGGAGTAATGTGTAATGGCAAAACAAGAAAAGTTAACAGATATAGAAATGTTAAGTCATATGATAGAGTATTTGTCTGAGGATATAAAAAACCTAACCACTGAGGTTAGATATTTGACTTCTGAAATGGAAACCTTGAGGAATAATAAAGATGATTGATAGTATAATAAATGCAAAGATAAAGGACAATATAAGTCTATCAGTTCCTTTATATTTGATAATGAGTTATGCATATTATGAGGAAGATAAACCAATTGCAAGTGATAGTACTTTTGATAAAGTTTCAAAATTAATGTTAGAGAATTGGAAGAAGATAAAACACCCACATAAAAAATTGATAAGTACTGACAATCTAAAGGCTGGTACTTATATGGGTACATATCCAAGTATAGTGAAAGATACTTTAGAAATGGTAAGAGAAACATATATTAATGATTAGACTTGCAATGTTTTTAATAGGGTTATATATTAGAGTTCTTATAGGTGCAACAGTGTTTATTTGGGGAAGTCTGATTATAATGTATTTTTTAGGAATAATTTAGAGAGGTATAAATATTATGGTACAAATAAAACGTAAAAGAAAACCAATGACTCCAGAACAACGTGCAGCCGCAGTTGAACGTCTTGCAAAAGCGAGAGAAGCAAAAGGGCCTGCACAAAATCAAAATATACATCCAGATGTTCTTGCAAAACCAGATGACCATTTTCTATCTGTGAAAAGTGTTAGGTTGTGGATAAAGAGTAACAAAGAACAAATGTCTGCACTTAGAGGTGAAGTTAGACGAGATGTAAAAGGTGCAAAAGAAAAGTTTCATAGTATAGAGGGTTACATAAGACATATGCAACACTATCTCAAACATGGTGATTGGGTGGATAATGCATATGGCGAACATCAAGAAAAGAGTGTGAAATGGAAGACGATAAAACCAGCTGGAGTAATGTAGTTATTGGGCCTTGGGAACAAAGTCAAGATACTACTAAACCTTTAGATAAAAATAAAAAGACCAGAGATCAATTAATTCGTGAAGAGATGGATATTATCGACTCTTTATCTGAAAAAATTATGATTCAATTGATACAAACTCTTAAAGAAAATGATATTGATATAAGTCGAAAAGATTTTATTCGTGATATAGGTTTTATAAATGAGGGTCTTAAATCATTAATTTTTAGAGAAATGGGATACGAACACCCACTATCTGAATTAATTAAATATATTATTATTGCATCTAAATCAAAAGATAAGAATGATATATACACAAAATTTAGAGCTGATATAGTCATTGAATTATTAGAATATTTGGAGGGTGAAGATGAATAAACCAGAGATTAAATTTCACACACCATTTAGTCCTATGATAATGGAAACACAAGTTCCAAAAAAGTTTGTTGATTTGGTAAATAAAATTGGTGATGAAGTTTTAAGTGATGATAAAAAATCTGCACAATGGGATTGGTCAAATCATCTTGTTGGTAAAGTTCACAAAGAGGTTCAGATACCGATAGTGAATAAAGAAGATGGTGATTACTGTAAGAGTATTCTTAGAGGAAACTGTGTTGCTTATTTGAAACAGACAATTAATGATGGTCGTGCATTTGTAAATAACAAAATGTTGCACAACCCAACACATGGAAACTTACACCCAACAGATGAAAATATTAGTATTAGTCAATCTTGGATAGTAAGTCAATATAAGAGTGAATACAACCCATGGCATCAACACAGTGGTAATATATCATCAGTTATATATTTAAAGATACCAAAAGGAATGGATGAGTTTTTCGAAAAAGAAAATAAAGATCATTATCCTGTTGGTGGTACAATACAATTTATGCAAGGGGATAAACAAGATTTTAGAAATGATACCTTGACATTTAGACCAGAAGTTGGTAAAATGTTATTATTCCCATCTTGGTTAAAACATTCAGTTTTTCCTTTTGATGTAGATGGAGAAAGAAGGAGTATGAGCTTTAATGCTTATTATGTAGATAAAAAATGATAGTTATTGATATGAATCAGATCGCATTAGCAAACCTAATGATGAATCTGAATATGAACAAAAGTGATACAGTAGATGAGAGTATGGTAAGACATATGATACTCAACTCTGTTCGTATGTATAGACGAGAATATTTCCAAGAATATGGTGAGGTAGTTCTTACATGGGATTCAAAACATTCTTGGAGAAGAGATTATTTTCCAGAATATAAAGCCAGTCGTAGAAAGGGTAGAGAAAAATCTAGTCTAGATTGGAATCATGTCTTTGGTGTCTTGAACACAATAAGAGATGAAATTAGAGAGAACTTTCCATACAAATATCTTGAGGTGTTCGGTGCAGAAGCAGATGACATCATAGGATTTTTGTGTGAAGAAAATAGAGATGAAAAGATTATGATAATCTCTGGAGATAAAGATTTTATTCAGTTGCAAAAATATCCTAATGTGAAACAATGGAGTCCAATCACAAAGAAATATATCAATGGATTTGATCCTACTATATATTTAAAAGAACATATCTTAAAAGGTGATACTAGTGATGGTGTACCGAATGTACTATCACCAGATAACACTTTTACAGATGGATTAAGACAAAGACCATTGACCAGAAAGAAAATACAATCTTGGCTGGTAGGTGGTGGAAGTGATTGGAATGATGAAGTGAAACGAAACTTTCAAAGAAACCTAACTCTGATTGACTTAACACAGACACCAGAGGAACTCAAAAATCAAATAAGATTAGAATACAACAATGCACCACATGGTGATCGTAGTAAACTATTAAATTATTTTATACAAAATAAACTCAAAGAGTTAACCGAAAATATTGGAGAATTTTAAAATGCCAGGAAATACATTATTATTTTCAGAAGTCCTTGACAGAGTACACAAGGCAAAAACAAAAGACCAAAAGGTCAAAATACTTAGAGACAACAATACATCAGCACTTAGGTCTGTGTTGAAATCTTCTTTTGACCCAAATATTAAATGGGTTCTGCCTGTGGGTGAAGTTCCTTACAGAAAGAATGATGCACCGATTGGAACTGAACACACTACACTTTCAACACAAGCTGGTAAGTTGTGGCACTTTATAAAAGGTGGAGATGGTCAAACACCACAATGGAAAAAAGAACAGATGTTTGTACAGATGTTAGAGGGTTTACATGAGTCTGAAGCAGAACTTTTAATCAATGCAAAAGATAAAAAACTACATCAGATTTACAAAGGTCTATCAACAAACGTGGTTATGGAGTCTTTTAATTGGAATGATAATTATAAAATAAACACTTGACAAATGACGAATCATCTGTTATATTAATAGTATAGTTAATAACAAGAGAGAGAATATATTATGATAGTAGAACAAAGTGCGACAACATTAGAAGATGGAATTGATACCCTAATTAATTCTGCACAGGCAGATTATGTTAAAAGGTATGGTAGTGATGTTGATTCAGAAATAGGTAAAAAAATGATAAGTCAATTTAACGATGGGTTTGTTGTTAAGTCTGGTTCAAAATATGTAAAAATTATGTGTGGTAATGGTGGTACGCCTGGTGGTTCATGCTGGGGGTTTGTTGTAAAAGAAGACACACCAAAGTTTAAAAAGGGTGATATTCTAAAACCTGCTGGTTGGAATGCACCAGCGACTAACGCAGCTAGAGGTAATGTGTTAGATGGTAATTACGAAATACATTGGACAGGGCCTGTGTACCTGTCCTAAAAGAACACGACCTATATGACGTACCTCTCTCAACTCGCAAAACTCAAAGTCATATAGGTCGTAGAGAGAGATTATGAAAATGGAAAAGATAAAGTTATTTTATAAAAATATAGATGGTGAGGATACCTACTTAATCGCAGAAGGTGAAGATGTAGGTGAAGCTGGTAAAAATGCAGTAAAAGAGTTTCAAAAAATACAAAAGATATATGGTGAACAAAATCTTCCAATAACAAATATAACTCGTATGAATAGAGTAGTTGATTGATGAAATTATATGATGTTCACATAAAATATGAAAATGGTATGGAGTACTCAAAGTACGGCCTTAGATTTAAAGATCTAAAATTTAATACAATACATTCTTTAGAATTTGATATGGAAAGTACAACGTCAATAGAAGAGTTTAAAATAGTCATTTCACCTTTACAAAAACCACAAAAGAACTTGACAAATAAACGAATCGGTGATACAATATAAACATAATAGAGAGAGATGTATGTTTATAGAATTTAGAAATACTAACAAAAAACAACAAAGAACCATTGAGGATGCTCTCTGGTTTGCAAAAAATACTCTATTACCTAGACACAAGATTGATGAGATTGAGATTGAGTCGGTAAAGGGTTTACTCGCAGATGGTGATTGTTACGATGCAGAAGATAGATCGTTCATCATAAGAGTAAATAAAGAACTATCCAAAGAAGATTTACTCACTACAATCTTTCATGAGTTTGTGCATATCAAACAATTCATCAAAAAAGAGTATGGTGATATATTCGCAATAAGTAAAGATAAGGTCGCATATATGGACAGACCTTACGAAATTGAGGCATTTGAATTAGAAAAGAAACTATTAGAGGAGTACAACAATGTTAATTGAAACTGCACTAATGTGTCTTGCACTTAACACTTATCATGAAGCAAAGAATCAATCTATGATAGGTCAAGTTGCAACTGCACAAGTAGTTATGAATCGTGTCGCAGATAGTCGTTATCCTAATACAGTATGTGGAGTTGTGAAACAAGGCC